ATTCAATAAAAGAATAACTAAAAAATTTAAATCGTCTAATCATCCAATCTATAAAGAATAAATAAATTGTAATTAATAAATTCATAAGAAGAATTAAATGTAAATAAAGTAGTCAATTAATCAAATAAGAGATAAAGAATATAAAGTATTTATTAATCCATAAAGAAAGAATAAAGAAAATAAATTATATCATATGGAGAATGATTAGGTATTGCAAGATTTAAAGGTATATCAAGTTAATAAGGTAATTAAATAAATAAGTAATTTCAAGATTATCAATTTGTATAATTAATTATTTAATTATTTATTCATTGTAGATTGTTTTCGCAGCGAGCGTAAGCGAAGCAAGAACGCAAGCGAACGTAGTGAGTGCGCTAGTACGAACGAAGTGAAGTCGAGTGTAGCGTAAGCGAAACGACCTCTTGTATAAAGGTTATTTATAAACGCAGTGAGTATTGTATAGTATATTATTTTATATATCCGGTTGCTATCTAATATTAATTAATATATATGTAATATATATTGAACAAACCTTTATGAAATACTTTTTTTACATTAATGATTTTAGAGTACCCAAAAATCATATATTTACTAACAATAAAGTCTTACATTTTTGAAATCGCTCATTAATGTAAAATGTAAGACTAATACAACATAATTGAAAGGAGTTAAATTTGGAAAATAGAAAAGAAATAAATTTCAGAATACCTTTTAAGGTCTATGATAAAGGATTAAAAGATAACTATTATTTAACAAATTACTTTTTTGTTTTAATAAAGCGAAATCAACATGACGTTTTAATTTTTACAAAAAAAGAATTATTTACTTTTTATAATGTCATAAGAGATAGTACAAAGAAAAAAGTTGAAAATAAATTTGAAGAATTTTTAAACGAATTTAAAGATGAAGAAAATAATATTAAATTGAGCAATTATTCATTAAATGACATTATTATGGTTTCAATGGATTTTCATGATTTTAATTTAAAAAATCATTTTTTTATGATAACAAATTATGAATGGAAAAAATTTTATAACTATAATGGCGGAACTTCGATAACAAAATTATTTATGATATTTTCTACTCATAAAAAAAACATGATCAAACGTGACAGTAATCATACACATACAGTGGAGAAATATCCAGAATTCAGTTACTTTTATATCTCTCAATTAGCTAAAACATTGGATTATAGTCAAAACACTATAAAAAAATGTTTAGAAATATTAGAGGAAAATAAATTAATTAAAGTTGCAAAAGATAAAGATAGAGTAAATGATGGATGGTTTATTAAAGGTAATACCATTGTAGTTGATTATTATTCTAAAGACGAAGAAACCACTTCTGATATTGAAATAGAATATGCAAAAAAATATTTAGAAAGAAAATTTACTAAAAATAAAGGAGGAATGAACTATTAGTATTTATTTAGACAATGCAGCTAAAACACAAGTTAAGAAAGAAGTTGCAGACGTTATAAAAAAATCATTAGATGAAGATTGGTATAACCCTTCTTCAAGTTATCAACCTGGAGTTGAAGTAAAAGAAAAAATTGAACAAGTAAGAAAGTTAATTGCAGATAAAATTAATGCAAAACCAAATGAGATTTTCTTTACCAGTGGTGGATGTGAAGGAAATAGTTGGGTGATCGATAATTTTGAAAAGATTATGTATGATCCACTTTCTCATGCTTCAGTAATTAAAACTGTAAGTAAAAGAAAATATGGTGTTAAAAAAATAGATGTTAATGAACTTGGTGAAATCAATATTGTAAGTTTATGTGATAATTTAAAAGAATCATGCAATGGATTTTATAATGATTATGAAGAAAATCACGATCAATATGTGATTACGATTTGTGGTGGAAATAATGAAATAGGTACAACACAACATATTAACATGATTAGAACTATGATTGAAATTTACAATCAAAATAGTAAAGAAGAGTATTGTGAATTTTATAATTATGATACATATAGAGATGTTAGTTGGCATAAACAATTTATTTTTCATGTAGATGGAACGCAAATGTTACCTTATATGAAAATTGATGTTCAAGATATGGGTGTTGATATAATGACATTTTCTGGTGCAAAAATTGGTTGTCCAAGTGGAATAGGATTTGTTTATATTAAAGAAAATAGACAAAAAAGCATTGATTCATTAATTAGTGGAGAACAAGAAAAAGGTTTAAGGGGTGGCACTGAAAACGTACCTTATATTCTTGGTTTAGGTAAAGCCATGCAATTATTAGATACCGATACAAGTTATTTAGAAAGCCTTAGAAACTACTTTGTCAATAAACTATTAACTTTACCTAATACAAGATTAGTAGGTTCTAGTTTAAGTAGATTACCAAATAATGTAAATATTTGTTTTGGCAATATAGATGCAACTGCCCTACTTTCATATTTGAACTTAAATGGTATTTATGCTTCAAGTGGTAGTGCTTGTAATAGCAATTCATTAGAACCAAGTCATGTGTTAAAAGAAATTGGTTTAAGTGATGTTGAAGCAAATTCATGTGTACGTTTCACATTATCAAATGAAACTACAGTAGAAGAATTAGAAGAAGTGTTTAGCGTAATCGAAAGATTTGTTACTAGACAAAATAAATATCTAGGTAAAGGAGAATAATTTATTTAGTGCCATCATTAAAAGACGGTGTGTATATTTTAAGCATTGATGCTAAAGATATATACTTGTCTAACTTTTATAAGAAAGACTACGTGGGGTATAACCCTAGAAATAATGTAGGTTTGATGAACACTGATAAATTTCTTAATAAACTTGATTACTCTTTGGACTTGATTAAACTTATCGAAATCTATAAATCTGTTTATAGAAACAATAGATTTACATTTGAAGAAAACAACAAATCATTTTCACAAAGAGTTATCAATGTAACTTTTAAGTATTCAGTAAAGGAATATAATCGTTACTTTGGGAATGTATGGGTAAAATTAGGATTTGATTACAATGATATTAAAGATAAAATGGTTGATCATGTTTATATGATTAATGGTAAAGTCATTGCAATTGATACTAATGAAGGAGTTAAATCCCCTATTCCTAAAGAATCGTTGGGAAATTGTTTTTACTACGATAAGACAACACATAGATATTCTGTTTACGAATACAAAATTAAAACAATTAGAACAACAAGAGAATTAAGAAAAGATTTGTACCATAAAGGATTTTATTGTGACGGAATTAAATTCATTAGATTTAAACGTTCTTCAGGAGCAGCCCGTGTTGGTAAATGTTTATTTATTGATGAAAAACTTTACTCAAAAATTCACAAATGGGAATTGTGTAAGTTAAAAATCAATGAAGGAGATGAGCTTGATTTAGCTGCTTTTGAGGCTTATATTTCGCTCACATCATCGTCAATTATAGACACTCTATACATTGATCCTAAATCTATTTTGGTCGTTAACGACTACGAAAGTACCTTTAAAGAAGATGCCTTGGTTACAAGAATCATTGATGGCGAACTACATACAAATGATGAAACTGTTGAATTATCAAACAGTATTTGGGATGGTCAATCATTAATGGATATTTCTTTATTTGGTGATTATCAAGATAAAGGAATGTTATTATTGAGAAATCAATTCTTTAAGTCATGTTGTTTTAACTGTAACATACAAAAATGGTTTAAAGATAATGGTATTGAAAGTCTTGAACAATTAAATGGACAAACAATTGCTGATGATATTAGTCAGATTAAATTAATTACAACACCAAGTTCAATTAAGTATTTGAAATTTGGAGAACTAGAACAATGGTTAACTAGTATCACTCCTATTTTTGGTGTTGTTAAATATGAGAAAAAGACTCATTATCTTGATGGCAATTTGGTTAGATGTCATTATCAATTAATTAATTCGTTACAAATGACGAAAAAAGAAGTAAAAAAACTAATTGAACCTTCATTCAATTATTTAGAAATGATAAAAAATGATCCAGTGGTTTTAAGACATTACATAAAATACACTGGTAATACAGATATGGAACTTTCTGATCCATTAACATATAAGAGCGATATTACATATAAATTGTTAGGATTAAATGATAAATTTACTCAAACAAAAATGTATGATTTGTTTAAAAAAGATATTATCACCTCTTATAAGAAGAATTTAAGAGAAGGACATTTGTTCTTGAATGGTAACTATTCGACCATTTGCGGAAATCCAATTGAAATGTTATATCAGGCGATTGGAAAATTTGATGGAACTTCTCAAATTGGAATTGGTAAAGTTCATACTACTAGATTTAAGTACAATAAAACAATTTTAGGTAGTCGTTCACCCCATATTTGTCAATGTAATATTTGGTTGCCTTTAAATTCATCAAATGAAATGATTGATAAATACATGAATCCTACTAATGAAATTATTTATATCAATAGTATTGGTGAATCAGTATTGGATAGGTTAAGTGGAGCTGATTTCGACAGTGATACTTGCATGATTACCGATAATTCGGTACTTATCAAAGCTGGTAGAAAAAATATTAATAATTTCAAAGTTTCAATTAATAAAGTTGAAGCAAAAAAAATAAAAAGATTTTATACTGCTGATCAAAAAGCAGATTTAGATATTAAAACTTCAAATAATCAAATAGGTGTAATTATTAATTTATCACAAGAACTTAATTCAAAAGTATGGGATAAGTTGAATAATGGTGCAAAATTAGAAGATATTCAAGACATTTATAAGGATGTATGTCAATTAAACGTTATGTCAAATATCGAAATTGATTCAGCAAAAAAAGAATTTGATGTTGTTATGAATCAAGAAATCGAAAATATTCGTAATAAATATCGAACAAAGGACAAAGAAGGTAAGACAATTAAACCTTATTTCTTTGGAATTATTGCAAAAGAAAAAGGATATTTCAATGATGACAAGTTTAATTATAAAAAAATGGACACTTCAATGGATTATTTAGAAGAATTAATAGATAGTAAAAGATTTAGTAGGAAAACTCCCAAAGAATTCATTAAATTTTATGAATTACTGAACACTGAAAATTATGATAATAATAAGGTTAATAGACAACAGGCTCAAAGAATTATGAGTGAGATTAAGAAATTTGAAGGTAAGATGAAATATTTATTTTCAACTACTCTTTTTGATCCAAGTTGTCAAATGATTTATTATCAAAATCAAAGAAATGCTCTTATGGAGTATATTGGAAGATTAAATATCAATGATAGTACAATTATTTATTTATTAAAATCATTAGATAATAGTGAAAATCAAAAATATTATCAAACAATTTTTAAAGCTTTCTTTGGTTATCCTAATGAAAGATTTTATGAGCTAATAAAATCAAGCAATGAAAAAATGCTTGAATTAGCACAATCAGAAGATGGGATTTTGGAAATTTTCGGCTACAGATATTCAAAAATTTACAAAAATTAGCCAAAAATCCAACAAAAATTTTTTTCAGCATGGTGTAACTTACCTATTATTTGGTCGTTACCAAAGGCGGAGATAAATCTGTATATGGAGAGGGTACTATTTTTTGCTTAATTAGAAGGAAAACAAGGAAAAAATATGTACGAAAAATTAGAAAATTTAAGAAAATTACCTGAAGAAAAGAAATTTGAATACATTTGGCGCATCGGAAATGATATTGATAATGGGATTTTACCTCATTGGAGAAACATATCGGAAACGATCAATAAAGAATTAGGCGTTCCAGAAGAAGAATATCTATCTGAATCAGCCTATCGCAAAATGTATCAAAGTGCGAAGAAATTTTACGATGAAGGTGTTTTTAATATTGAAACAAATTCAGAAGAATTGACTCAACTCAAAGAAGCAATTACTGAAAATAAAAAAACACTTGCCAAAATTCGTACAGAAAACCTAGAAATAAATAAGGTGTATAGAGAGATGGGAAGAAGTGAGTTGTTGGCTGATAGAGTGATTGAAGCCGCACAATTATTAGCCAAAGAACAACCATTTACTCCCCCTTTTCCTTTAAATATTATTCAAGATAATAAAAAAACAGCTTGTTTATGTTTTGGAGACACTCATTATGGTGTCGAATTTACTGTAAAGGGATTATATGGTGAAGTAATCAACAGTTACAGTCCTGAAATTTTTGAGGATCGTATGTGGAAATTACTTGAAAAGATTAAAAAAATCATCGTAAAAGAACAATTAACAACTTTAAATGTCTATAGTTTAGGTGATGAATTAGACGGTATTTTAAGAATGGGTCAGTTAATGAAATTAAGATATGGAATTGTAGAAAGCACAATCAAATATTCTGAATTTATTTGTCTATGGCTCAATGAACTAAGTAAATTTGTATACATTAGATACCAAATGACAACTGGAAATCATACTCAATTAAGAATGTTAAATGGTAAAAAAGGAACATTTGAAGATGAAAATATGTCAATTATCATAAAATGGTTCATCAAAGAAAGAATGAAGGATAATCCAAATTTTGAATTAATTGATAATGGAACAAATATGATTTTCGATGAAGTTAGTGGTTATAATCTTTTAGGTATTCATGGAGAAGTTAAAAATATGGAAAGTGCTTTAAAAGATTTTACACAAATTTATAATGTTAAGATCAATTACTTAATTGCTGGTCATATGCATCATCAAAAAGAACAAGAAGTTGGTAAAAACACAAAAGTGATTAATATTGGTAGCATTATTGGACTTGATAGTTATTCATTAAGTCTTGGGAAAAGTGCAAATGCAAGTGCTACTGTATTGATTTTTGAAGAAAATCAGGGAAAATCTATAGAATATTCTATTAATTTGAACTAATAATAAAAGAATTTAAGGAGTTAAAAAAATAATTGAATAAGGAAGAATTAGTTACCGTTATTTGGAGTAAATTAGACGGTATTACAAAAGATGAAGTAAGAACATTTTTAACAGCAATGTTAGATAGTATTGGACATTGTTTAGCAAATGGAAATAATATTAAATTAAAAGATTTTGGGAAATTTGAAATTTCCGAAAGAAAAGCACACATGGTTATTCATCCAAAAACTAAAGAAAGATGCCCTGTTCCTAAAACAATATCAGTGAAATTTAAGCCATCTGGATGGATTAAGGAGTCATTAAATGAAAACCGTAAGTAGTGTAGTTTTTGATTTAAGATTGCCTGAAACAGTACAAGAATCATCTTTTAAAACATATGATACATTTGCATGGGCATTATATGAAATAGCTAAAGAAATTAGATATTTAGAATTTGTTGCTATTTATTTAAAAAAAGATAAAGCTGTTAAGTTATTAGTTGAAATGGCAAAATATTTTAACGATATTACAATTGACAGTGATGCTTTTGATGTGGAAAATGTAATTATTACAGTATCATATGATGGAACTGTAATTGTAGAAGTAGCGGAAGTAGATAACAATTATAAAGAATCATGTGCAGTGATTACTTTAATTGATGAAGATTGTAAGACGAGTTTGTTAAAATTCCATCAAGATAATTTAGAAAATATCTCAATTTTTAGTATGGATGAAGATGAAGAATATGAATAATTAACTAAAATGTAGTCATTTTTGACTACATTTTTAAGTATTTTCATAAATAAAATTATGGCAAGAACTAAAACAGTTAAAAAAATAACAAAAAAAACAATTATGTGTGTTAAATGTGGAATGATAACAGACAGTTATGAAAAACAATTCCCAAAAACCAATAGCTCTTTATATGCTGGATATGAAGGTTATTTACCTATTTGTAAAACATGTTTGAATAAACTTTATAGTGAATATTTAGACATTTACCAAGACCATTTTACGGTTTTACGAAGGATTTGTCAGTTATTTGACATTTATTACAATGAAAGTCTTGCAAAATCATTAATGAATTCGGATATGAGGACAATTCCTACACGTTATATTAGCAAGTTGAATCTTAATCCCCATATTGGAAAAACGTATCATGACACTATTTTAGAAGAAGAAAAAGCAAAAAAAGTACAAGAAATTACTGAACAGTCTCTCCGACAACAAGAAAATAGAGAAGATACGGAAATTGATACAGAAGAAATTGATGAAACCGTAGAAAAACAATTATCTGAAGCAAGAAAAATATTTGGTTCTATTACTAATGAAAATGACGCCCTTTTCTTAAAAAATGAGTATGATGATTGGAAATTCAGAACTGGTGCTAAATCAAAAGCTGAAGAAGAAATCATTAAGAATATTTGTTATAACTCATTAAGTTTGAAGAAAGCAAGAGAAAGTGGATCATCTACAAAAGCAATAGAAGAAACATTATTGAACAATATCAAAGCTGGTGGATGGCAACCTAAAACTGAAGAAAATGGTGATGAAATGTCTGTTGGGCAATGGATTCAAACTATAGAAATGGAAAGACCAATCAGTGAAGTACAAGATAGATATAAAGATGTTGATAATTTAAAGAAAATGATTGATGTATTCTACCTTGGGCATCTTGGGAAAGCTACAGGAATAAGAAATATTTATATTCCTGAATATGAAGAAACAATGAAGAAGTATTCAGTTATTAAAAATGAATCAGGCGAAGATGAACAGGATGATGTTATTACAAGATTGTTTGGTGAGTAGATATGACTGAATTAATTAACAATGTGCCAGAAATGGTAAAAACAGATGCACAAATTAAAGAGGAACGCAGACAAGAGTTTTTAGATAAAGTTGATTTTATTGCTGGATATTTTAGAGAAAATCCACATAGATTTGCAACCTGGTTTTTAAATCTAAATCTTAAACCGTTCCAAGAAATTTTAATTTGTGAAATGATGAGGAATAATTTCTTTAATTACAATGCGTCAAGGTCTCAAGGAAAGACCTATTTGACCGCAATTTATTGTGTAATTAGATGTATTTTATATCCAGGTACTCGTATTTGCGTTGCGAGTGCTACTTTAAAACAGGCATTGGCAGTATTAAAGAAGATTACTGAAGATTTATGTATTCAACATGGATATGGTTCAACTTTATTGAAAAATGAAATTGAAAAAATTCAAATGAATGGTAGTGATCCAAGTATCTTATTTAAAAATGGTTCTATTATTTATGCTGTTGCTGCTAATAAAAATGCAAGATCAAAACGTGCAAACATCTTAATTTGTGACGAATTTGTTCAAATGAATAAAGATATTATTGATGATGTATTAGTGCCTTTCTTAAATACACCTAGACAACCTGGTTATTTAAATAAAGTTGAATATGCTGATTTACAAGAAGATAGTAAACAATTTTATTTAACTTCGGCGTGGTATAAATCATCTTGGGGTTATATTTTAGTAAAAGATTATATAGGAAATATGGCAAAAGGTAAGAAATATTTTTCAGTATCTCTTCCCTATCAACTTTCTATTAAGGAAAATTTACTTAAAAGAAGCACGGTTGAAGGTGTAATGGATAAAAGTGATTTTAACCCAGTTTCTTTTGCTATGGAATATGAATGCATTTGGTTTGGAACTAATGGAGAAGAATTCTTTTCTTTTGATGACATTAACAAGCGAAGAAATTTATATAAAGCTTTACCACCTATTGAAGAAGTTTTGAATAACAAAAACGTTGAAGTACAACCACCTAAATATAATGAAAAACGTATTTTATCAGTCGATGTAGCGTTAATGATAAGTACGAAAAGAAAGAAAAATGATGCTACGTCATTAATTATTAATGACTGTATTCCTACTAATGGAAATAGATATGTTGCAAATATTGTTTATGCAAGAAATATTGAAGGTTGGACAACGGATCGTGTCGCAGTTGAGATTATGAGATATTATTACAAATATAAGTGTACTGATATAGTCATCGATACCAATGGATCGGGAATTGGAGTGTTTGACACTCTAATTAAACCGCAAGTTGACCCTGATACTGGCGAAATTTACGATGCTTTGTCATGTATAAATGATAAAGATATGGAACTACGTTGTGCTATTCCTGAAGCTGAAAAAGTAATTTGGTCAATTAAAGCTAATTCAAAATTTAACGATATAATTGCAACTTCTTTACGTGAAGGATTCAAACAAGGTCAAATCAACTTATTGGTAAGTGAATATGATTGTGATGAATATTTACGTGATAATATCAAGGGTTATAAAGGCAAATCAGAACTACAACAATTAGAATACAAACATCAATACATGGAAACCACTTTACTTGTAAATGAATTAATTAATTTACAACATAAAATCGAAGGCAGAAGTGTAAAAATTAAAGAACGCCCTGGTATGCGTAAAGATAGATATTCTAGTTTGGCATATAATTTTTGGGTAATGAAACAATATGAGTTAAAATTATCTAACGATTATAGAGAAGAACAAGATGAAATTTTGTTTAGATTTAGAAAACCTAGTTATGAGCAATCTTATATTTAATAAGGAAGGAGGAATTTAATGGATAACGAAAATTCTATAAATAATGGAATTCCTTTAGATTTAAGTATTGATTTATCTAATGAAGATAAAATTAAATTAGATAAATACATAGATTCAAAATTAAATAATCAATTTAATGACCAAGCGTTATTTGACGCAACTTTAAAAAATACAAGACATAATGCAAAAATCATTTTGAAAGAGCTTAATGAAAAAGGATTAAGTAATTACTTCTTTAGAAAATATAAGAAAGAAGATGTTTCAAAATGGTTATCTGATTCTGAAAGATTTGAAGTGCAATTAAGAGGTGTTTCAAGATATTTATATAACGTTTCAAGTCATTATAAACGATTAATTAAGTATTTTTCAGGAATGGCTATGTTTTGCATGGTTATGAAACCTAGGAATTTAGATATTAGACATGCAAATAAAAATACTGTTATGAATGATTATTATATTACAAGTAATTATTTAATTAATATGAATTTGAAACATGAATTTAATAAGATTTTAGATACAGTTTTTAGAGAAGAAATTTTCTATGGGTATGTTTATGAAACTAACAATTCTTTTTATATAAGAAAATTACCACCTAGATGGTGTAAAACAATAAGTGTTGAAGATGGTGTAAGAGTAGTTACTTTTAATTTTTCATATTTCAATGGCAGAGAAAGAAAATTAAATAGTTTTGGTAAATTCTTCAAAGATGCTTATACATTATATAAAAAGAATCCGAAAATGATGTGGCAAGATATTCCTACTGATAGAGGAATATGTATCAAATATGATGAATCTTTAAGTTATAGTGTACCTCCATTTGCTGGAGTTTTTGGTGCATTATATGATCTTGAAGATTATAAAAATTTAAAGAAAAATAAAGAAAAATTAAACAACTACAAGTTGTTATCTTTAAAAATACCAGTTGATGATACTGGTAGATTTAAAATTCCAGAATCCAAGGTGGTTAAATATTTTAATATGATTGGAGCTAACTTACCAGCCAATATTGGTTTAGCATTAACACCTATGGATATGGATGAACATAGTTTTGAAAAAGCTGGACAATCGAATACTGATGCTGTCTCTGAAGCATTGGAACAATATTGGGGAGCTAGTGGTGTTAGTTCTCTTTTATTTTCTAGTGATAAATCAGGAAGCACAGCATTGAAAGCTTCTATTTTGGTTGATTCCACTATGCTCTACCCTATTTATCGTCAATTTGAAAGATGGATCAATTATCGTCTTAAATTGATTAATACAACAACTACTTTTAGAGTTGAAATTATTAATGTTACTGAACAAACACATACCGATGTTTTAGATAGATACATGAAGGTATTCAATTCAGGTGTTGGTAAAAGTTATGTGGCAGCATTAATGGGATATGATTTCTATGATGTTAAGTCATTATCTTATTTAGAAGATGATGTTTTAGGATTAGATACCGCATTTAGACCATTACAAACTGCTTATACATTAAGTTCAAAAAACAATCAAAATCAAACACAAATTGAAACAACAAATGTAGACGATAAAGGTGGTAGACCACAGAAAAATGATGATGAAATAGAAATTGAAACGGATAAATCAAGAGAAAAAGGAAAATAAACTGATGGAAAATAAATTTATTTATAGTCAAGATAAAAAGACAATTGAATTTTTAAAACAAAAATTTGAAGTTCTTTTTGAAGATAATGATGGATGTTATTTCTTGAATGATATTTCAAATGTTGATTTTGATTTATCTAATATGAATGAATCCATTATTTATACAAATTCTATAGATGTGGAGTTGGATTAATGGAAAATGAAACAAAAGTAACTGTTGAAATTGTTGATTTTGAAGTAGACAACAGTTATGACTCTACAAGTTTTTTAAAACTTAAACTTAAATTAGCTCATGATGGTAAAACACGTAAAGGGTTTAATTTCAGTAAAGAGTCGCTAGAAAATGCAGCCCCTACTATTATTAATAAACCAATTCTTGCGAGGGTTGTGTTTGATTCAGACAATAAACCACAGTTTGGTAGCCATGATAAACATTTAGAAAAAGACTATCAAAATAATGTGAGAATAATTTATGATGAAGTACCTATCGGTATCATTCCTGAAGATAATGAATATGCAATTGAATATGATGAAGATGCAAAAAAATCATATGCTTATTGTTATGGGTATGTATGGAAAAAATATTCAAACTATGCTTTAGACATCATTGAAAGAGATAAAAATATTAAGTTATCAATTGAAATCAATATTAGTAAATTTATCATTGATGCTAAAACAAAAGAAAAAATTATTTCAGAATTTAGATATGATGGAGTTACTTTATTAGGTAATGATAGAACACCAGGTATTAATAATGCTGGTGCTACAACAGAATTTGATTTAGATTCAGAAGATAATGAAAGTAATTTAGATGAAAAATTACCTAAATTTATTGATGAATTTAAAAAAATATTAGCTGAATTTGATAATAGTAAGGAAGGAGGAGAAAAAGAGTTGGACAAAGAAAAAAATGTAGAGCCTGAACAAGCTGAAAAAACAGTTGTTGAAGGTGAAAATCAAGATTTTGAAAACAAAGAACCTGAACAAAAAGAAGAATCGGTAGTTGGTGAGTTTGAAAATACTGAAAACAAGACTACAGACTCTGAAGATAAAGGTAAAGGCAAAGTTGAAGGTCAACCTAAAGAAGAAGAATTTGAATTAACTGCTAATGAAACAAGAGACAAACTTCGAAAAGCTTTAAGAGTATTATATTACAATGTAACTAGAACTGATGCTTGGGTGAATGACTATGACTCAAAATATGTTTATTACGCTAAAGAAGTTTATTCAGAAGAAAAAGGTTGGGAAACTACAACTTATAGACGTTCGTACACTTTAGTAGATGGCGAAGTTACATTACAAGATGATGAAGTTGAAACTGTAGTTAAAGTCTTAACCAAAGATGAATGGAACAAAGTAGAATCGGAAAGAGATGCTCAAACAATTGAATTTGAAGATTTGAAAAAATTCAAAAAAGAAACTTTAGAAAAAGAAAGAAAAGTTGATCTTGATAAAGTGTTTGATAAATTTGATGAAAAATTATTAGGCGTTGAAGATTATCAAACTTTAAAAGACAACAATGTTGATTTTTCTATTGAAGATGTGGAAAACAAATGCTACGCAATGTTAGGTCGTATGGATTTTGATAAAGAACCATCTACAAAAAATGATAATTCT